TAAGCTGTCTGCACTTTTATTCAACCCCCTTTTGTATGCATCATACTCTTTTCTGTACTTTTCAATTGCTGTCAGTTGGGCTTTTATATCTAACCTGCGCTTGTTTAGGCTATCAATTTCCGCAAAAAGTTGTGAATTATTCGCCGTCTTTTGGGTATTCGTAATAACTTCATTAATAATAAAGTTCGCATCTTCCAAAGATGCTATTGCCAATGAATAATCAACAAGCCCCTTTTCTTTTAGTTTCTCAATGAGATAGAAAATATCACTTGCAAATTTCTTTTCCGCCCGTCCTTTTTGAGTTTCAAGGGACTGTATCCGCTTTATTTCACTGTCAATTTGCTTAATTCTTTCTTTGGCTTTGGTATTCTCCATATCGTTAACCCCGATTACCATATCGAAGATATGATTCAATGCTTTATCATATTCTTCTTTGCCATAAAACGTCGTGTCGAAGTATGTTTTGGAGGTCCCTATAATATCCTCTGTCAAAGAATTGAACAACAAAAAATGCCGATAAGACAAATTAAAGGATGTTTTTCCTAAATCTTTCCCATAGGGAAATCTTAGATTGTCAGTTATACCGAACTCTTTATCTAGTATCGATTTTATTTCTGCTATTTGAATGTTTTCCTGTGGTTGAGCGGGCAATGTTCCATAGTTGAAACAAACTTCGGATGAAGCAACATCCTTTTGGGGTGCTTTTCTTGCAATTGATATTTCCTTCCCGTTTATAGTAAATTGGATACCATACCATGACACTTTTTCATTAATAGTATTGACAATATTAGTTTTGCCAGCCATTAGGCAATAGTCAATGATACTCCAGAAACTTGTTTTGCCAGTTGTGGCATCACCCGTAACTACATTAATCTTATTAGGTAATAACTTGTAACTCTTGGAAAGGGTGTTTTCGCCTTTAAACCAAAGTTTAACTTCATGTATAATAAACTTCATAATTGTATCTTTAAAATTCGGTAAAGTTGAATCGTTGAATAGTTCTCAATCATTCGTATAAAAAAGGGTAGAGCTTTTTTAATCTCATTAAATCTATTACCCATATCTGTTTCACCATATAGAAAATCACTTTTAGCAGAAATTTCAGATGATGTAAGTCCTATTTGATTATTTTTATTCAATAGGAGTAAAGAGTTTATCGTGACCGGTAACAATGACAAATATCTTTTATTAAATGATGTAAACAACTTTGACTGTTCTTTAATCATGTATTCCAAACTAATCTTTTCTTTACCTGATAATTTTTGAAAATACTTCACTGTTCTATCATCCAATAGAAAAGGCAGTATTAAACATGAACGAGCAATGTCAATTACTCCCACTTTTTGCAAAAGCTCTAAAAACACACAGCTTGCTATAGCTTCATTGTTATATGTATAATAAATTTCCTTCATACTGGCTTGTATTTTTGTTCCCAATCATAATGCCAACCTATTTCAGGCTTATCGGATAATGCATAATAATGCCCATTACTTAATTCTATCCCCAGTGTATCTTCTGCAATAGCAAGATTTTCTTTTCTCAAAAAATCTATCAATTGAACTCCCAAATTTTGAATATCCATTTCCAAATCTTCAATAGAGCTTCCAGAACTGATTTGCCGCTTTATTTGTCGGTATTTAGCCTTAAATTCATTTCGCCATTTAAGGATAGCCTCTTTTTGAAATTCATCCATTTCAGTTGGTAGGATAAGATTCTTTTCTGTCCAATCGGCTAAATGATTCATAGCTTGAAGCATTTGCGTGGTATATTCAATGATTTGGGAATCCCCCGAAGTTATCTCCCCTATATCAAGTAATTGTTTTACAAACGTTTGCTCCTCCAAATTATCAGGCAAATTTATTGGATAGGTTCTTTTAGGCAATGGCTTCTTTTCAAAGGCTACCCGAAAGCATTTTCCAAATTTGTTGTTGAAATCCTCAAAGGTGATTTCAAACTTTTCTCTACCCTTTATATCAAGATATTTAGCCATATTCATATTTGATGATAGTGACTCAAAGACAGCATCAGTTAAATCTTTTTGATGACAGTGTTCGCATATTTTAATTTTTACTCTGTCAATAATATCATCAATACTCGTTTCAATATAGAGCTTTGAAAAGAATAGTTTTATCTTTTTCTTCCCTATAGACAAAACATTCTTAATACAGGATTTTATTTCGTTGTTTTGCGTTTTATCTTTGAGGTCTTTTAACAGGTTAATTACCTTATCAACGTCATTATCTGTTTTAAAAAGTATATGCGATGCAATAAATTCATTATTGCCTTCACCCTTGTTTGTTACCAAATAAAAACAATGATTTTGTAAAATGGACTGATCTGCTTTTACCATATCAACCCAAATATTTAGGGTTTTCCACAAGTCAACGTCTAATGTTGCTAGATTTTCAGGTGTCCCATCTGCTTTAGTCGATACAGTATGTTTTGCCTGAAACAGAATTGTAGTACCGTCTTTTAGGTCAATGTGTACATCATCTTTAACTTCGAACCCTACTTTATCCCCATGCCTTAGGTCTAATGCCAAGCACATGAAGTAATAAAATTGATAGTCAAATGCTACGACTTTATCACCTGCTGTATGTTTTTCTTGAATTGTTGTTAAGCTATCCATATCTAATACTTATCATATTTAGCTTGAGTAAATTACAAAGTTATAAATTAATTAGCAGATAAAGAAGAAAATAATATTATTGTTTTAGTCAATAGACTTAGCTCTATCAATCAACTGATATTTACTCTCAATCCGTTCCGCTAAATTTGTCATATCCTCATTAATCTTAGTACGGGTTATATCTGCATAGATTTGAGTAGTGGAAATACTTCGGTGTCCCAGTGTTTGGCTAATCGTTTCTATAGGAACACCCATTGAAAGACAAAGAGTTGCATAGCTATGTCTTGCCATGTGGTAGGTCAACCGTTTATCAATTTTGGCTGCTGTAGCTATCTTTTTCAACTGAATATCAGCATTTTCTATTGTGCATAGCCTAAACACCCTTCCACCAAAACCAGCAAAAGCAGTATCCCTGTATTTTTCAATAAGTCGTAACGGAATATCAAGTAGTGGAATATAAGAAGTGCTTCCAGTCTTTTGGCGGTTCAGGACAATCCATTGTTTACCATCTTCTTTCTGTACAATATTATCATGTCGTAAGTTTTTCAAATCCACATAGGCAAGCCCTGTGAATGTCGAGAATAAAAACATATCACGGATAAAATTGGCACTCTCATGTTTCATGTCCACTTGCATCAATCGTTCTATTTCATCCATTGATAACCATTTCCGTGTAATTGCTATCCGTTGCGGACGATAACCAAAGAACGGGTCTTGATACATCAAACCTTTGTTTAAGGCTCGCATTACAACTCGACGTAATGGTTTTATTGTATTGTTGGTTGTACTTGCGCCCATTTGCAGATTGACTTTCAGATAGTAAACATACGATTCTATAAAATCGAAATCAACTTGTGTAAATGGAATATCCGTTACTCCATATTTGTATTGTAAAAACTCTTTCAAATGTTGATAGCTACGACAAAGATGTACATAAGTGGTGCGGACTATCAAGATACCGACAGACTGCCGTTTTTCTTCAACTAAGGCTGCAAACTCTTGTATCAGGCTGTTTTGCTTAACACCAATTCCCTTGATAGCGTTTTTAAGTATTTCAGCAGTAATATAGCTTTTGTTTTCCAGTAAGGTTTTATAATGGTGGACAAGCTCAGCCCGATAGTTTTCTATCTGTTTATTGATAGTTGTTTCTTCTCGTGATTTTCCTGTAGCAATACCTTGTTTGGCATCCCATTTTTCGGGAGATAGTTCTAAACCCGTGCTGAAAGCCGAGCTTTTACCGTCCACACTGATACGCCCCATGATGGGGCAGTTGCCGGATTTTTTCTTTTTGCTGGTATTCAGATAAAAGAGTATAGCGAAAGTGCTTCTATTATTTTGCATACTATTTCTATTTAGAATGATTAAAAGTTGAATTTAGTGGAAAGACGTGCAGATAGTTGCTGCATATCATTACTTATCTTCTCATAGTTAAGACGTGCATAGCGTTGAGTGGTTTGGATATGCTTATGCCCCAACATCCGGCTGACACTCTCAATCGGAACGCCTTGCGAGAGGCAAATTTGAGAAGCGAAAGTGTATCTTGCTTGATGAAAGGATAAAGCTCGATTGATACCACAGTTTCTTGCAATCCGTTTCAAACCGACATTAATCTGTCCCAAACTCATAGGAGGAAACACTTTTCCATCGGGAGCAAGCCCTTTGTAATACTCCATAATTTGAATAGGGATATTCAAGAGTTTTACATTAAACTCTGTATGTGATTTCTGTCTGTTTGCTGAAATCCACAGGCTACCATCATCTTCGGTAATAATGTCTTTCCAAGAGAGTTTATGCAGGTCTGCATAAGCCAATCCAGTAAAAGTCGAGAATAGGAACATATCACGAATAAACCGTTGTGTGCCTGATTTAAGGGGAGTTTTCATTAACAAATTCAGTTCGTTATTGGTGAGAGACTTATTTTTAAGCTCCGTTTTTTCCAATTCAAAACCCTCAAAAGGTGGACGGGTAATAATATTCCGATGCAACGCCAAGCGTATCACCTTGTTCAATTTGATAATGCGTGCCTTGACTGTATTCGGATTCATCTTGCGTTTTACCCGAAAGAAGAGATTCAACGCTTCGATGAAAGGTAAATCCAACTCGGTTAGGGGAATATCCTCTACATGGTATTCTTCCCGAAGAAACTGTTTAAGCTGTTTATAAAGTACTTCATACTGCTTATAGGTGGATTGTGCCCGGTCAATACCTATTCTTCCTTTGAAGTCTTCCATCATTTCACCGAATAGGATAAGTAGCGTTTTCTGTGCTGTGGCAATTCCTTGAAAGGCATTCTTCACTTCGATAGCGGTTACTTTTCCTGTCCGCTTTAAAATGTCCCTGTAATGCGCATGTATGGAGAGATTAATTTTATTAATCTCTCTGTTGAGTTCTACGGCAACACGACTTTTGCCGATTGCACGACCTGATTTTACACTCCAAAGCCGTTCTTCTACTTTCAGTTTTGAGCCGAATTGTGCGATGGTGTTACCGATGATGATTTTACCCACAATCGGGTAAACGGCATCGGGATTTGTTTCTGTTCTTTCTGTGTTCCCTTCTCGTTTGAGATAGAAGGATACCTTTAGTTCGTTGTTCATAACGCTCACATTTTAAGTTCGTAAAATTACTTTCAATATGAGTTATCTGAACAATGTAAACCACAGACAAACAACGCTATAACCAGACGTTTAACGTCATTATTTTGCTCTGCTTTTCGCTTAATGGAATGGGTAACGGTTTAGAAACGG